TAAAGCACACGTTGATTGGAATGCTTGGAGTGTTCCAGAGATCTTCTTAGAGATCCAAAGACAGGGTAATATGGATGAGTTGGAGATGAGAAGAGTATTTAATCTAGGTATTGGATATTGTGTAATTGTTCCTGCTAATCGTGTTGAGTTGACTATGGATATAATTAAGGATGAAGGTATAGAGTGTTGGGAGATTGGTGAAGTTTATCATGAATAAAATTTGTGTTAATTGTGGACCACATGATGCATCTGTGACTATTTTAAAAGATGATAAGATAATCGCACATATTCAGGAAGAGAGGCATACTAATATTACACATGATGGATCTCCAATGGTATCTTTAACCAAAGTTAAAGATTATATTGATAAATTTGATTTTGTTTCATTCACTCATTTATTTTCTCAGTATATTGATCCTCTTCCCTATATGAGAACACTACAGTTTATGGGAGGTCTTGATGAAAAGGTTCATGAAATTATAAATCATGGAGAACTACTTCATAATCATCACGACTATCATGCAATGTGTGGTTTTGCAGGTTCTGGTTTTGAAGATGCTTTAGTTGTTATTATAGATGGTGCAGGTAGTACTTTTGATTATGGTAAAGAAAATCAAACTACATACGATATTTCTTTTTCAAAATTTGATATAATAGAAAAATATATTGTAGGTGATGGAAGTATTGTTGATGACAGTAGACCTTCTTATGTTAAACCTATTGCAAATATAGGTGCTGGATATTGTTACACTGCAATAACTGAGTGTATTGGGTTTGGAGCATTGGAATGTGGTAAAACTATGGGTCTTGCTCCTTATGGTGAAGATGATAGTAGAATACCTGAATTATTATCTATTGATTCTGGTGGAAATAAATCATTTACTCTAGGTCAGAATCCAAGATGGCCTTGGATGGGTGATTTATATGCAATTTTTAATGATAGTTTATTATGGCAAGATCCTGATAAGTGGGAAGGTAAAATTAAAAAGGTATTAGGTATATCTGACGAAGAAATAGAAGAAGATCCTAAAAAATATTTTAAGAATATTGCATATAGGATACAAACTGATTATGAAAAGTATTTAATTGCTACTTGTGAAAGAGCATTATCTTTGAGTAAAAGTAAGAACTTAGTATTAAGTGGTGGGTGTGCTTTAAATTGTGTTGCTAATTATAAGTTACTTAAGTCGTTACCTGATGATATCAATTTGTTTATCGATCCAGTCGCTGATGATTCTGGTGTAAGTATTGGTGGACTGTTACATGAAGGTGGTATTACACCACAAAAACTTGGAATTGGTTTTAACCAAAAATATAAATGGAAAGATTTGTATCTAGGTGGTCAGTTGCAATATGAATATGAATTATTAGAAGGTGAAAATGAAACTGATGTAGTGTCTAAGGATGTTGTAGAGTTATTAATTAAAGGTAATATAGTTGCTATTGCTCAAGGAAGGAGTGAGATTGGTCCTAGAGCACTTGGGAATAGATCTATTCTATTTGATCCTAGAATAAAGAATGGTAAGGATATTGTGAATACTGTAAAGAAAAGAGAGTTTTTTAGACCTTTTGCTGGAACAGTTCTTTTAGAACACGCTAGGGATTGGTTTGATATGGATAGATTAGAAGAGAGTCCATTTATGTCATATGCTATAGATGTTTTACCAGAAAAACAAGATTTGATTCCATCAATAGTTCATTTTGGAACTTGTAGGATACAAACAGTTACTAGGGAACAAAACAAACATTATTATGATTTGATATCTGATTTCTATAAGCAAACTGATGTTCCTATTCTTTTCAATACATCATTTAATCTTGCTGGTAATACTATAGCAGAAACCATTCATGATTGTCTTGGAACTTTAAGAAGCAGTCAAATTGAATATTTGTATCTTCCAGAGATTAATAAATTAGTGTATATACCAAATAAATAATATGCCACAGGAAACTGTTAAATTTATTATAAGCCAAGATGGAACTGTGACTGAAGAAGTTATCGGTGTTACCGATGGTGAGTGTATCAACATAACTGAAGATATTGAAGAAAAACTTGGTTCTTTGGAAACCCGTCAATTTAAACCTGAATTTTACTCTAACAATAAAAATGTCACACTTCAGCACAATCAAAACGAAAATCAAAGAGAAACCTTATCTGATTAAAGCATTACAACTTCTTCAGTATGATGTTCAAGAGAATATAGAATTAGTTAATCCTATTGATCATCAACATGAAAAAGTAAAGGTAGATGTTTCTATAGGAAATGATATTGGATTTCGTTTAAACAAAGATGGTGTATATGAATTAGTAGCAGATATACAAACTTGGAAAGATCCAGTTCCACCAAGAAGGTTCGTTGAAAAAATTACTCAACAATATGCAAAAGCTACAATATTAGACAGTATTGAAGACAAGGGATTTACAATTGAGAAAGAATCGACTACAATAGATAATAATATTGAAATTGTAGCAACTCGATGGGTTTAAAATGTCCATAAAATTAACTTTATTAAAATCAGGTGAAATGCTTATATCAGATGCCAAGGAATTAGTGTCTGATGATAAGCAGGTTGCACCATATGCATATCTCTTAGAAGAACCTCATCTTGTTAAAACTAGAGAAAAAACTTTTCTTACTGAAGAAGAAAAAACTAATGGTGATTATGGGATTGATGTAATACTAACTCCTTGGATTGTATTATCAAAAGATAAAAAAATGGTAGTACCAACTGATTGGGTTGTAACAATTGTAGAACCATTACCATCTGTTAAGCAGATGTATTTGGATAAAAAAGAAACTTTTAAAATTGAGGAAGAAACTGATGGCAATTAAATGTGTTTTAGTTAACGTTGATAACGTTATTATCAGCGAAGTGGAAGAGGTTATGGCAGAACAGGGTGAACCTGATTGTCGTTTGATTAATCCATATAGATTCTTTGATGAAGAAAATATGAAACCTTGGATTGGGGCTAGCAATCAAAAGGAATATATGCTAAGATCAGAAGACATTCTTACTATCGCTGATCCAAGTCCAGAGGTAATTAAGAAATATATTGAACTCACCACTACATAATGCGATTTTATACAAACGTTCAGATGGTTGGAGACAACTTCTTGGTGCGTGGTTACGAAGATGGAAAACACTTTGCAACTCGTGAGAAGTTTTATCCAACCCTTTTTGTTGATTCAAAAAAGAAAACAAAATATAAAACACTTACTGGTGATTCTGTAGAAGCAATTGAACCAGGCACAGTTAGAGAAACTAGGGATTTTATAAAGCGATATAGTGAGATTGATAATTTTAATGTTTATGGAAATGAGAGATTTATTTATCAGTATATTTCTGATAAGTATCCTGAACAAGAATTAAAGTTTGATATTCAAAAAATTAAATTAGTTACCCTTGATATTGAGGTTAAATCTGAACAGGGATTCCCTGATGTAGAATCTGCAGCAGAAGAAATACTTCTCATATCAATACAAGATTATAATACAAAGCAGATTATAACTTGGGGTCAAGGACCTTTTAAGAATAAGCAGGAGAATGTTTTATACAAATCATTCCGAACAGAGTATGAACTTCTAAATGATTTTATAAACTGGTGGATGATTGAGACCAATACACCAGAAGTTATTACTGGTTGGAACAGTAAGTTATATGATATTCCATATCTTTGCCGTAGGATTGATAGAATTCTTGGTGAGAAACTTAAAAAAAGAATGTCTCCTTGGGGTCTTGTAACCGAGGAAGAAACTACTATTATGGGTCGTACCCATATTTCATATGATATTGGTGGTGTATCTCAGTTAGATTATCTTGATCTTTATAAGAAGTTTACTTATAAGGCACAGGAATCATATCGTTTGGATTATATTGCTGGTGTAGAACTAGGACAGAAGAAATTAGATCACTCTGAGTTTGATACCTTTAAGGACTTCTATACTAATGGGTGGCAAAAGTTTGTAGAATACAATATAATTGACGTAGAACTTGTTGACCGTTTGGAAAGCAAGATGAAGTTGATTGAACTCGCCCTCACTATGGCATATGAAGCCAAGGTAAACTATGAGGATGTGTTCTATCAAGTGCGGATGTGGGATACCATCATCTACAACTATTTGAAGAGAAGGAATATTGTTATTCCTCCTAAGAATAGATCTGATAAAAATGACAAATATGCAGGTGCTTATGTCAAAGAACCGATTCCAGGAAAGTATGATTGGGTTGTTAGTTTTGACCTTAACTCTCTCTATCCTCATCTTATTATGCAGTATAATATTTCCCCAGAGACCATCAGGGAAACTCGACATCCCAGTGCGAGCGTTGAAAGGATCTTAAACAAGGAGTGTGAATTTGATGGAGATTATGCAGTTTGTGCGAATGGAGCACAATATAGGAAAGATGTGCGAGGCTTCCTTCCTGAACTTATGGACAAGATGTACGGGGATAGAGTTATATTCAAGAAGAAGATGCTTGCCGCAAAGCAGCAGTATGAGAAGACACCCACGGAGGCACTGGAGAAGGAGATTGCTAGGTGCAACAATATCCAGATGGCGAAGAAGATATCCCTTAATAGTGCCTATGGTGCTATTGGCAACCAGTATTTTCGTTACTATAAACTAGCAAACGCAGAGGCGATTACTCTTTCTGGGCAAGTTTCTATCCGTTGGATAGAGAACAAGATGAATGCCAAGATGAATAAGATTTTGAAAACTGAGGAGGTTGATTATGTTATTGCTTCAGATACTGATTCCATCTATCTTAATTTGGGTCCTCTGGTTGAGGCTGTATACAAGGGCAGAGAGAAAACTAATGAGAGCGTTGTTGGGTTCCTTAACAAGGTGTGTGAAAATGAATTTGAACCTTTTATTGAAGGTTCTTACCAAGAACTGGCCGACTACGTAGGTGCTTATGATCAGAAGATGTTCATGAAGAGAGAGAACATTGCTGAGAGAGGTATATGGACTGCTAAGAAGAGATACATTCTGAATGTATGGGATAGTGAGGGTGTTCGATATGAAGAACCTAAACTTAAGATGATGGGTATTGAGGCAGTTAAATCGTCTACACCAGCACCTTGTAGGGCAATGATTAAGGATGCTCTCAAGTTGATTATGAATGATACTGAGGAGAATGTCCAGAAGTTTATCGAAGAATGTAGAACTAAGTTTAGAAAACTTCCACCAGAAGATATTGCGTTTCCAAGAACCGCATCTAACGTGCAAAAATATAAAGCACATGCTACAATATATGCAAAAGGAACTCCTATACATATACGTGGTGCATTACTTTTCAATCACTATGTGAAGCAAAAAAAATTGGATAATAAATATTCTCCCATCGGTAACGGTGAGAAAGTAAAGTTTCTATATTTAAAGAAACCAAATATTATTCAGGAGAATGTTGTATCATTCATTCAAGACTTCCCTCACGAACTCGGTCTTGATATGTACATTGATTATGATTTACAATTTGACAAGAGTTTCGTGGAACCACTTAGAACCATTCTAAATGCTATAGATTGGAGTGTGGAAAAAACTGTAAACCTGGATTCATTTTTCTCTTAATGGAATTACCTATCGATCATAAAGATTTAGATACTATTATTAGTGCATTATCTCTTGGTGGTGACACTCGACTTTATTTCGTATTAAAAAATGTTAGGGATGATAATAGATTAAATGATGTCTGGGATGAAGTGGAGTGTGATATCTAATGGAAGAAAAAATTGATTGGTTTCTTTTTCCTTTACCGACTACACCATTACTTAAATGTGATTTGAATAAACAAATCATGGATTATCTTTGGAGTATTATTAATACTGCAAAGAAAGATGAGGAAGAAAAAAATAGTAATAAACAATTGGCAGGAAATATATCTAAAAGTTTATATTTGGATGATGTTGATAATTATTTTTTCAATGTAATCTTGAAGGATGTTTGTAAACAGTATATACAGGAAAATAATAAAGTTCCATGTTTTCGTAATAGTTTAGGTGGATATCATATTTCTGATGTATATCTAAAAGAATTTTGGGTTAATTTTTCTAAGCAAAATGAATTTAATCCACTTCATGATCATAGTGGTGTATTATCTTTTGTAATTTGGATGGATATACCTACCAAATCTGAAGACCAATATGAGATTCCAATTGCTAAGAATAGTGCTCTTCCATCTGCATCAGATTTTCAAATGACATATACTGACATTACTGGAGCACATAGAGCACATACTATTCCAATGGATCCATCATTGAATGGTACAATGATATTATTTCCATCTACTATGCCACATCAGGTTTATCCTTTTTATAATTGTGAAAAGGAACGAGTTTCTATATCTGGAAATTTATATTATAAGGGATCATTTGATAAAGAATAAATTTGTGCTATAATAGTATTATTGAGGCTATAGAATGGACTTTTTAAAAGAAATAGTAAAGGAGATAGGTGACGAATACACCCAAGTCGCATCAGACATCGAAGAAACTGAACGATTCATCGACACAGGTTCGTACATCTTTAATGGATTGGTGTCGGGTTCCATTTATGGTGGCGTATCTAGCA